CGTGATAGTGCCAGGATTCCCGGATCCACCATACTCGAAATAATTTCCTTATCAAATTTATTAAATGGTTGAGTCTTCAATTTTAGACCCACGTTTCTGGTTAACTTTTTTACCAGTTGGGTTGGAATTTCTACTTCACGGACAATTTTCCATCTTGACAAATTCAATGAACCTCTAGACAATTGTTGCTTAATCGAAATTTCAGATTTTGCAGCAAGCATCCTTTGAAAGGGTGTAAATTTACATAATTCAGAGTAATATGGATTTTTACATCCAAGTCCCCCTAAATTTTGATCAATGAATAAGTTAAAATGATAACTGCCAGCGGTAGTTTGTTTTTGAACAGCTTCTTTATAATAATATAAAAATCGTTTATGGCATCTGATCGGATTGGGTGTCTTTTCTATCAATTCATTATAAATTGAATAGAGAGGTTGAAGTGTTCGGTCTGAAACACCTCCACCTTTCTTTGACTGTCCGGTTAAGAGACCACAATTAAGATACTTTACAAAAGTAAAATCTTTTGAAAAATAATCATAACGATAACATTCTGAATTTACAGTTAATACAGAAGCATGAACATAATTTTTTCCCAATGAAAGTAAAAAGCCCACTTTGGTGATATTTTTCATCCAAATCTGATACAATTCTGGACAGGAAGGAAATAAAATGTCATCCCCGTTCACAAGAACCGGAAGATCATTAATCTCTATCCTTTTCCCCAGAAATTCCTCGATCGAAATGTGAAAACAAACTAAGTTAACCATACATAAAATGGGAAAAGACAAAGTCGATCCCATTAATTGTCCATTTAACTGTTGTATTCTTCTTCCGTCAGGGTATTCTAGGATTTGTTCATATAGTACAGATCTAAGGATATTAGACAATTCATCAGAGTAATTGCATTTCAATAAAAAACCTTCAAAACAAAACTTAGTAAAATTAATATCTAAATTGTCCGTAGCTGCGGAGTAATCCCCAGATACGAAACTATTAAATTTTAAGCCAATCTTATCGGCTTTATCAACTAAATCTCGTAACATGAATGTTTGTAATTTCTTACCAGTTAACTGGAAACAAGGAAAATTTTGCAAATAACCCCACATAGATTTCTGAAAGAAACGAGATACCCAATAACGAAATGGGGCACCTTTTGTTATCATTCGAACTTTAAGAGGCTCAGAAATAGCTATAACTTGAACAGAAGTTGTTTCTTGTTTTGCTAAGTCTATTGCCTGCTTTAAACTCGGTTTATAAACTCAGGATACTTCAGAGAATCTATCTATGAGATCATACATTCCAAGAAAATCTTCATTGGAAACTGTAGTTATTTTACCTAGTTCCGTCATATTTTGGAAAAAATCACCATTTAAATTGTGTTTTATCACCTGACGAATATATTCCCTTGCACCACCTTCATGTCGCTTAATGTTATATGCCGAAGCAGTCGAAGCATCCAACAAACTAGGAGTTGGACACTTAAACCGTTTCAGGAAACGATTGACATAAGATTGGAAAACAAAAGAAAAATCTAATTTCTCAAAAGAATAAACATTAAATTGCTCCCGCGGAACCTTTCCAATAATATTTGAGTGCTTTAAATAAGCTTCATCTATATATTCTTTAGGAACCGGAGCACAGCCTCTCTTTATACCTTGAAGGTAAGACTGCCATAATGATAAATTCTTTAAATTCACACCTACGTGGATACCAGAAGGAGAAACATGTCCTCCACCCGATAAACGAGTACGTAATAATTGATAAAGAGCACCAGTAAAGATTAATGGATTTCCAGAGAAATTCTCCGGTCTTTCTGGTAAATCATTTCTTAAAAACTTGGCCATAGGCCAGGCGGTAGCAAATTTTGCGAACTTTACAAATGAAGTATCTGAGACATTGTGCCAGCTATGTACTTTATTTACAAAATCATAAAAACATTTATTGGGAATTCCCGAAATATCTAAATGATTCAATAAAACTTCTATAACTGATCGACAGAATTGAGCGGTTGCTATAACTGCTCTATCTATCTTACCGACATGTCCACTTTTACTCCTTTTGAAAGTTAGATCAAAATCTATGTTAACCATACACGAATTTAATTTCGGATTGGCAACAAAAGATTCTAGCTTTGCAACTCTCGCAGAGCCATCTCTGCACTGGGAGTCGCTTAATACTATCTCATCCAAGAAGTTCAAAATATCCATTTTGAACGAG